CCTCAACCTCTACGCCCTCAGCGTTTGAGAGATATCCGAGGATCGAGTACATCAACACCGACACAGCGGCGCAAGCCTGAACACTTCCCTCTGCGTGCCCCACAGCCTCAATGACGTACGTCCCCTTTGACTTGTCTAACGTAACGCTCGTCATCTCGGAGCTCCTCCCGGAACGGGCGCGCCTCCCTGCATCATAGCCTGCATCTGCATAAGCTGCTCTTGAAGCTGCTGTACCTGCGAGAGTAACGTCTGACCCTGCTGTACGCGCTCACGTACCTCCTCAATGCCCTCAAAGTCCATAAGAGAGAGAGCACACAACGCCGCATCGGCCATCTGAGGATTGAACGCTCCCCTTCCAAAGAGCTCAAGCGCAAGCTGATTCTGGGCCTCGCGCGAGAACGGATTCTTCTTCTGCGCGTTAATCTCAAGATCGAATACAGGGTGACGGAGCAAGGGCTGACCGTCAGAGCCCATTCCTGTAACCTGATCCTTGAGCCCCTTGTTGTTCAGCTCAACAAAACGGTAAGCCTCTCGTGTGGGCATACCGCCGGGAGCCGCGCCCATAGGCATTCCTCCGGGCATTCCTCCGGGCATTCCTCCGGTAGTGGCAGGAGCGCCCTGCGGCATCTCTCCCGGCATTCCTCCCATCTGTGTGGGAGTCTCTGCAGGCGCGCCCGTGATCCTGAAGGACCTCGACTCGTCGTAAAACTGTCTTATAAGCTCGATACACAGCGTATTAACCTTGACATATGCCCTGTAAGCCGCATCAATAGAGTCTCTTGATGTCTTGTTGCCGGTTTCCTGAAGCGCCACGATAGCTGAAGCGGCGGTAACACCGCCACCGGTGCCACCCGAGTTGACGTCGCGGTTTCCGGCAATGTCCTTCATTTCGTCGATCTTCATCTGCGCAATGTTCGGATATATACCTGAAAGCTCGCGCGGCTTCATTTCGTAAAGCTTGTCCGAAAGATTGCCTATAGCTCCCTCAACCTCAACGATAGGCTGATTATTGTCAAGCAGCTGCTTGAGGTCCACGTTTGCACCCTTCGATGCAAAGAAACGCCTCTTCGAGTTAAGAATAGCAGTCTCAAGCACGTTGCCCATCAGCTTGTCAATGTACATCTGAGGATCCTTGCAAATCGACACGAAGCCGAAGCCCACAGGCGAATCCTTCTCAGGGAACATGCGGTCAAATACGACGGGATAAAGCCCGTGATCGTAAAGTCCGCGCTCGCGAAGCTCGGGATCGTTCTCGGTAGCGTACAGCAACGCCTCCCCGCAGAATTTGACGTAATGAAGAATAGTGCGACCGCCTATGCGCTTCTTATAATACCAGTCAACCACGAGCACCTTGTCAGACGTGTTAATGTTCTCGTCGTGAATATACTCCGACACCGTGATGGACTTGCCAAACTTCTTTTTGTCAGCCTCAGGGTATGTGAGAGCGAGATCGTCCGCATCGGCAAGCTCAACGATAAAGAGGTTTTTGGAGTCCTGGATCTTGGTCTTGCCAGGCTCCCAGTAGATCTTGAGGAGATCTATCACCTTGATATCAATGTCACCAAGACCGTTCTCCTTGTCGTTGTTCCAGAACACACCGTAAACAGCGGTACCATGCTTGAGCTTCTCCCACCAGTTCTCAGAGTAAGTCTCTCGGAAATCGTTTCGGGCGAGAATAACGGGCAATACCTCGGAGAGCGTCTTCGCGGTCGGAACGTCACCCCTCTCGCGCGGCAGAACGACAGGCTCGGGATAGTTGTCCATCGCGTCCGCGTGTTTGTTCATTATAGTGTTGAACAACCAGCCCGACGTCGGCTCGGTCTTCTTCTGTATGTTGTCCTTGCGGCCTATGTATTCCCAATGTCGAAGCTTGTACCAGCGCTCGTTCTCGATAATAGTGCGGTCGTAGTTGGCCTTGCCGTCCTTGTACTTGCGGAGAGTGTCTGCAGCCTCGCGGATCTGCTTCGGGCCTATGATAGCCTCGGCCTTGCGCCCTGACTGCATCGCCTGAGCCATATTGTCCGCCTGCATGGGTTCGCCACTTTGCTCCGTGCCGGGCATCGTACCGGGTTCGGCGCCTTCCGCGCCCTTTCTCTTCAAAAAATCCAATAAATTCGCCATGATAAATATATCCTCCAAAATAATTTGTTCGTGTTAACGTGCATATTTGAACAAAACATGCAGATTAGCCCCGCAACTGCACATTTTTCACCAATTATTATGCAAATACCGCTTCTCTATCGATAAAAAGCGTACTCGTCATACGTTACGTCCTCCGTAGATAGCGGATCATACACCACAAGCTTCGGCGGTACGTTCTTTCGCGGAGCTATGACGTAGTTCATACACATGTACCTCAGCTCGTCGTAGATATGATCTTCACCCGTTGTGTTGACATCCTCGACGTTCTTATCATCATATACAAGATTCGGTACCGTCCTTATAAAGTTGCGGCAAGTGTTGAAGACGTATAGCATCGGCTTCCCGTCTTCGTCAAACGCGAGACGGTTGTGTATCTGCATCTTGCCGTCTATACGTGCGTGTTCGCCCTTCTCAAAGTAAACACCTTCACGTGCAAACATCTGCGCCACGCTCTCACCTGTCTGCGTTCCAAAGATCGCGGGGTCTGCAACGCGCCATATCCTCCGCCCTCGGAGGTTCGGATCGTCAGCCTCGATCTTCTTAAGCTCACGCGCCACCGCTGCAGGCTCCATCTCTGCGCCCACGTTGGGTGCTCCGTTTTTACTGCCGTAGTATTCGCGTATGCGGTATATCCTCTTGTCGTAGTCCACCGCGTACCAGCCCACTGAAAAAGGCTTTCGGTAGCCCCAGTCCATACTCATGTGTATTGTCCACTCCTGCGGCACCTTGAAGGGCGCTATAACGTGAGTATTGATGCGGTCGTGGTAATGGTCGGGATCGTTGCGCCATTCTATAAAGACTTGGCCTGAAAATGATCCCCAATCTCCGTAAAGCAACGCGTTTTTCTCTGCCTCCGGGAGAGCTGCGAGGCGCGTAATGTAATCGGGGTCGTTTTGCAGAAGCTGCGGATTATCAAACACCGTGCTCGGCACGAATATGCGCGACTTCCGCCGCGTTTCCTCTCTGCCATTCGGGAATCTGATCTTTACGTCCTCCCACATCGTAGTCATCGCCGGCGCGGGAGTGATAAAGCGCTCCTTTACCCAACCGTGTCCAATTCCCCCGGGGTTAGCCGTAGCTCGCATATAACAGCGCGTTCCGGGACCGTTGGGGCGATTTCGGGAAAAGAGATAGCTGTACTCGTCAAATGTAAAGTGCGTTAGCTCGTCAAACGCGATATAGTCGTATGCCTGGCCCTGATAGCGTAGCCTGTCCTTAGTGTGCTGAAGACTTCCGAAGTAGATTTTAGCGCCCGACGGGAACGTCCAGCAGTGCCGCGAGGAATTATAAACAGCCTTCGGAAAAGCCCGCGTGTAGTAGTTCAAGGTCTTGTCAACAAGCTCGGAAAGCTGGGGGAACGTCTTTCTGATGATCAGCCCCTTGTAGTGCGGAATGTGCACCTGTCGCAGTGCCTCTGCCACGAGAGCGTCGCTTTTTCCACCGCCCGCCGCGCCGCCGTACAAAGCTTCGTCCTCCCAGCGCCTCATAAACTCGATCTGCTTGGGGTTAGGCGTCCAAATGATATTCAAGTATGGTTTTCCCCCTCTCTTATGTCTTCCGCGCTTGTAGGCAAAATTTGAGCGTCAGGGAGTACCATAACACCGTACTCCTCGCCCTCGTCCTCTTCGCCGATCCTACTCATAGCCGCGCGGGCACGCAAAGCCTCGATTCTCGCACGCTGCTCCTCCGCGTCAGCCTCGTTCTTGAGGCCCTTGAGATCGCGCAGGTTTTTAAGCGCCGCAGTAACGTCCTTTATATCGACCGCACGTAGTCTTCCGGGTGTTTTGAGATACTCGCACACAGCGTCAAGAGCGAGATCCACCGCGTTGTCAAGCTTGGCATTTCGGGAACTCACAGCCTCCACGACCTTCTGTTCCGTGCGTGTCTCTGCCGCGTTCCTCAGATCAGACCAGTGTTCTCGGGCGCCAACCTTGCGGAGAGTGCTCTGTGAGACACCATATTTCTCGGCGAGATCCTTGTACCTGACACCGCCGGCAATGTATTCTTTTTTTATTCGTTTCCAGATGTCAGACACAGCTCACCCTCCTTCCCTATAATTCCATTCTACCACGACACAAGAAGATATTTCTACCCCCGAGGGCTCTGAGCGCAAAAAAATTTAAGGCGCCCAGTTGTTCCCCGAGCGCCCTCCGACTTATTCCTTTTTTGTCTTCTCAACGAGCCCGAACGTGATCCCCTGCTCGTCCGTCTCAATCACAAGCACGTCGTAGCCTTCAAGAACGGCCCTCACGTCTGCATGCAAGACCTTAAGCTCGCGCGCCTCGTTCTGAAGACACAACGCGCCTATGTAGGAGCAGTAGATGCTCTCGATCTGCTTCAACGCCTCGGCGGTTTGCGCCTCCTTGGCCTCTGCCTGAGCGCGTCTGCGCTTCAGCGTGTCCAGCAACCCGCGGTTCTGATGTTTAAGATGTTCGTTTTCTTTAAGTGTTTTCTGGAGATTTCCCATTCATATCTCCCTCTCTTTCGTAAAATTTTTCAAGTGTTCGCGCGATAGAGCATTCGCGCCATCTTACCTCGTTTCCGCAATAATCCCTCGCGAGATCGGCAGAAGCTCGATCGTCCGGGAGAATTAACACATGGCCGCCACAGCGCACACCGCACGGCACGCGCCTTTCAAAGAACGGGCAGTGATATATCCGTTGATCCCATTTCGCCACACCTTTATCCTCCGTTACCCGGCTCGATGCACGACACAGTGCTTTTTAACGTAATTGCGGCTGCAGCCCTCACTTTGGCAGAAAAGCTGAATCGCCACCGCCCGCGTCCGCGCACGTATTACGGTAACGTAGCCCCTACTATCTACAATTCTGAAGTTGAACATCATCCTACCTCCCTAAAAGTAACCTTTCCGTTTTCATGATCCACAACGATCTCCTCGCGTTCCCAGGCTCTTATATCAACCTTTATCGCAAGCAGCTCCTTGACCGTAGCCTCATCCTCCACGTTCTGGCCCGTAGGCTTCTCTACGTAGGTAGAGTGCCCGTCTCGGAAGAACTCCCGGAACGCAATGCGGTTTCTCACCATTGCTTCCCATGCCCGGCGTAACCTCTTGCGCCCGAATCCCAGCTCCGTGTGCAGCGTGTAAAGCCAGTTGGCATCCACAGCCCCGGCAAACGCGCTGAGCTCGTCCATGCGCTTGTCCTCGTGCTTTTTGATGATCTTCTCCATGCGATCGTCAACGGCAACGCGGGTCATAAAACCCGCCATTGCCTTCTTCGAGATCTGCGCTTTTTTTATCGGCTGTAAATAGTTAGATCTCATCGCGAATCCTTTCCGACAGTTGCTCAATGATCTCACCGCCGAAATCATTCTTAGTTATCTGGATAAATTCCTCAACGGTGTACATTCCATTGTCAATATCAATGCCATGTTCCTCGACAAATTTATTTCTACCAAATTCGCAAGATCCGGTCAGCCTGTTGTGCCATATGTAAAAGTCTTTTGCAGGATATTTCTTGCCCGGAACAAAGTCCTCAAGGAACATCTCGATCGCTTGTTCGGAATCCATGTTTGCAAAGACCTTTTCTCGCAGAGCTTCTTCGGCCTTCTTCGCAGTTTCACCATGGGCAAAGAGGTTATGCCCTTTAGCTATATAGCAAGGTGTCAACATCAGATCGTCTCCCAGCGTAAAGCCCTTAGCAAGATTACCAACGATTCGCTTGAAAATGGTTGCAATGCCATCAACCATATAAACTGCGTATTTATCAAACGTCTTAATGCCATCGCCATCGCCAGAGCCAGAGCCAGAGCCAGAGCCATAGCCAGAGCCAGAGCCAGAGCCATCGCCAGAGCCATAGCCAGAGCCAGAGCCATAGCCATCGCCAGAGCCATCGCCAGAGCCATAGCCAGAGCCATAGCCAGAGCCATGCTCTATTTCAAGGAATCGCTTTATCGCTTCCATACCGCAACCCCCTCAATGGATGCCGTTGCCTTGTCTGTACAGGGTATAATCTCGATAACTCCGAGAATCGTCATTTCGGGGACAACCACCGTAAACTTGCAGTTGTCGGGTCTGACAGTTCCGTTCACTGCCAGCTGAGACAGTGAAGCCGCACCGTCCCAATACCACAAGCGCCTCACGTTTGTCATAACCACCTCGGAGCCGTTTCGCTCCTTAATTTCTCCATAGAACACTCCTGCTCTATCTGCCCTTACAATTACTTTGTTGTTTTCCATCTTTCTTTCTACCTTTCTGTTTTATTTTTTCCTGGCCGATCCCTTTTCATATCCGTATTTTGTCGGCCAATAAAGCTTGCAACCTCGCTCTTTGGTACAACATCGGCTGTTGGCATATTCTCGATTTCTTCCAAGCACTCGTCTTTTACATCAACTTGTGAAGCATAATACGCCCCTACATTGTCTTTAACTCGCTTATAAAGTTCTTCCGCATCAATATATCGTGCCATATCATTCTCCTTTCAATACCAAACCAAATTTGCTCTATGTGAATAGCAACCTTTCACCAAGTCCTTAAAGTCTTGCCAATCATTATTTGAAAAAGCAAGATACCTTAAAGCCTTGTCATATACGGTATCTTTTATCAAATTGTAAATTTTGCCGCAAGTCTTATATGAAATCTTGCCCCCACAATCACTCGCAAAGAAAAATTCAACCAAGTCAATATCTTCTTCCTTAAATCGTTCATCTTTAAGGATTTTTTCGGTCTTTATATTAAAAGCCTTATAATGATCTTCGGCATGACACATTGCAAGGTTTGCATAATGTTCACCAAACTCTTTATCCCAAGCATATGCTATCTCTCGGCGTATTCTAAAAAACATAAAATAGCCGCCATCAAGGGATTTTGCGTTTTTATAATTTGCCGTAACTGTTACTCCCATATCACTCACCGCCTTTCTCTTTTGGACATTCTTTTGTGCCTTTGAAATGACACCAACTAACAGGCAGAATATAAACAATCTTTTTCAATTCTTCCGTCAACTGCGCCCTGTAACAAAAATTCGGGCAAGGTTTCTTATAATCAAGACAATGTGTTGCATCGTGGTTCATTCCTCACTCACCGCCTTCTCTACGACAGTAAAAATTGTATTTAATGCAACATCATCGCTACGAGCAGGTGATTTAGGACAAGTGTGATAACAATTCAGATATGCTTTGTTGCAATATTTGCATTCCGTGTTTCCTATTTTCATTCCTCACTCGCCGCCTTTCATTCTCGCCAAAGCCTTTTCCGCTTTTTCCTGCTCAAAAAACAACCTTCTGCCGACTTCAACATCGTAATAAAAATCAAATCCATCATTGTTGTTTGATATTTGCAACAATATTCCGCAATTTCCTATTTTTATTCCACTCACTCTTTCTTGTTCGATACAGTCATTTTTTATAGTGAATACCGTTGTTCCCACCTTACAAGGCAGCTCTATGTTAAGAGATTTGTCTTTGAAAAGCCCGCACCCGTCCCCCACTTCAGGAAAGCTTTCGTTTGGTGAAACATATGGGGCGCATATGTCGTAGTGAATGCACTCTCCACATTTTTTTGATTTCTTCATTACTCCGCACCGCCTTTCTGCAATTCTCCATTTATGAATTTTCTCCCGCATTTTTCACACTTGACACAAACCTCTCCGTAGCTCTTATCGTTGCAACAATTCGGAGATGGTGCATAATCAAGGAAAAATCCGCGTGAAATGGGATAATGATATGGGATTCTCTCAAGTATTTTTGCCATCACTCGCACCGCCTTTCATCTTCGCTCCGTCTCTGTGATATGCTAAGTCTCCATCACCATCAAAAACATATTCAACCACACCCATCAAGAACGGAACGAAAAACTTGACATCTCTTTTTGCATCCGCGTACGCTGTGCCAACAATTAGTTGCTCATCTTCGTATGACTTAACTTGCTTAATGTAGCTCGTGATTGATGTATCATTCCGTCTGCACCATACAAGGTCTCCGACGATAGGTGTAATAGTTCTGTTTATTACAGCCCTACAACCTCTTGACGGTACTCCAACAGACTCCAAGCAATCGCCTTCTATAGGCAACAGCTTGATTTTTCCATCTTTTCTTGAAGAAGTAACATAACGAGTCTTTTCTTCACTCATCAGTTTCGCCGCCTTTCTCATCAAGAAACTCTTTCAAGGCTTCATTTCTACGCCTTTGTTCTTCACACTTGTATTTTAAGATTGTATAATCGACAATCTTTTTTATATTCCAATAGCTATACATTGTGCCTACAACCATCCCGATTAACATACCGAATGCCACACCTAAAACCAATTCGTTCATTACTCCCCACCTCCTTTCATCTTCGGAGCTTCGGGAAGCGGCATCCAATGGGTGACTTGACGATTAAGTCTAACCGAAGTACACCAATCCACATTACCGTTGTCATAATGCAAAAATATTGCCGTATTCATATTTCCCATTTCATCGTAAACAAGCACTTTTTCAAGATGTTCAGGCAACCTCTCCTCAACGCTTATCCACTCGCTCTGCTTGAAGTAGTTTTCCAAAGCTTTTGTTATCTCTTCTCGCCACTTTATTGCATAAGCCTCAGGATTGGGAACCGTTGTGGTAGGTATAAAACCCATCTCGTCAAACTCTACCAAGAGGTCTCTTATAATATCATTCTGCTTCTCTCTACTCATGTCTCTCCTCCTTATCCTTCCCCGTCGAAGCGATAGCAACACCGAGAGCGACCCCACACAAGCCGCCCAGGGTGAACGCCAATGCTCCAATCAATATAATAGTTTCCAACGTTCAATCCTCCTTCTGAACTGATTCCGAACACTTTTTCATTTCTCTTTCGGCATGCGCAAGCGCAGCGTTGAAAAAGCTGTCGGTATCGAATGTGCTCTCACCGCCCCGGTTATGCTCACGCACACGCGCGCCCCCGATAGAAGAATAATTTACTTTACTTTTCTTTACTTTACTTTGCGGATTATTGCCGACATTAACCGCATTATTGTCAACATTAACTGGGTTTTTGTTATCAAAAACCCAGTTAGAAGGTGCAGCAATAAGGAGGTAGCGTCGATCAGCTTCAATGAACGTTCGCCTCGCGGTCGCCTCGGCAAATCTCTTTTGGATGCCGTCCGACGTCAGAATACCGTACTCATCGAACATTCGCTGATCGAATATACCCCTCTTCAAGCAGACGCGTACTACTTCCTGCACAACGTTGGCACCAACCTTATTTTCATCGGCAAACACCAACGCCACGTCTCGCCCCCATTCGGTATAGTAACCCCTGTCGGAATAGATCTTCTGCCACAATTTGATAACCACGGCATATCCGACAAGACCGAATTCTGCTTGTATTAACTTAATACTGTCACCCATATGACAATCGAGCGGAAAATAGTCAACCCCCTGCCTTGGCGGTCTTGCCATTTTCTCACCTCTTGTTATTTATTTGACCTCTCCGGTCTCCTGGTTTACCTCGGTGTACTCAGCCTCGTAAACGATCTCGTTGTTGACCTCGTACATATCCTCGGATATAGAGCTCTTGATGCTCTCGTCCTGAACGACTGCGCGAACAAAATCCGACTTTAGCGGAGCATATTTCAGGACACGCTTAAGCACCGTCTTCTTCGCCATTTCTTCAAACGCAGTTTTCCATGGAGAATAATCGGAATGAAACGCCTTGCTATACTTTGCAGCGTGGATCTTAACGTCCTCGATACTCATAACCTCGAAGCCATAACCGCCACTCTTGGTTTTGAACATAGCGTAAACGATTACAGGTTCGCCGCGATTTACGCGTGCCGGCTTGTGATGAAGCTTAGGATCAAGACCGTATTCCCACTCGAATTCATCATTTTCATAAACAACGTGCGCCTGCACGAGCTCAACCTCTCCTGATCTGTATGCAAGATCTATAAGGCCCTTATATCCAAGCTGGAACTGTGCCTCAAGCACTCCCTTGTTCTTGTAAGGAAGGATATATGCCTGGCCAAGAGGAGTGTTCGGCTCAACGCCGAGCTGCGCTGCGCACATCATCGCGCCGAGAAAGCTCTGAGGTGTGCATTGCGAGAGCTGCGGATTGACCGAGATCGCACTGAGCACCATTCGCGTGAAGCGCTCCGGTGTAATTACCGAAGGAAGAGCCTTTGCGATCTCTCCCTGCATTGCCTTTATGTACTGCTGCATTGTTTTCTTTTCTCCGCCCGTCTGAGCGACCTGATTCTGTATAACTCCCATTATATTTTCCTCCAATTAAATTTCATTTTTTGTTACTTTAAACGTCCTATGTGTTGACGTTTTATAATATCCACTCAGATCAATATCCGAGTGATCGCGCGTGAATTTATCCATATCAAACGTGGATCTCACTACCGGCGCCCAGCTCACACGGTAGCTGTCGCTCTCGCCCCGCGCCGCGTTGCCAAGATACGCCTTGACCTTGTTCGCGCAACCGTCCTGAAGCTTCTTCAGTTCCTTTATCTGCTCGCCCAAGGCCACGTACTGACGCAGATCATTTTCATATGCAAACAACTCAAGCTCGCCGCCATCGTCACCCTCGGAGTAGATGGTAGAGATTGCCTCAGAGGTCGATTTTTCGCCGTCTGCCATGGGTGGAGTGCCTGACTCTACCAACGACCAAAACTTCCTTTCTTCATCCATCAGAGCCCGAATTTCCGCCTCGTCACGCTCGATACAGAATATCTTAAGCTCCTTGCCGAGTATAAGTACCGCAAGGTACCAACGCTCAGCGCCGGTGACGGCTAAGTAGTGGCAGCATTGAACATAAAAGTTCGCGGGATATTCTCCATTCTTAAACCGCTTCAGATTAAGCGACGTCGTTGTTTTTATCTCAAGCCCCTCGTTGTTGCCAACAATAAGCCTGTCCACGTTTGCGTGAGCAAATGGGTAATCGGGATTGATTATAATGTTGTTCTCGCGTCTTACCCTCTTGCCCGTCTCTTCGCAGAAACGCTTAGCAACGTATTCCTCAAGATCACGGCCCAGGCGCATAGCCTCGTTGTCCTCCTTGGGAGGAATAAGCCCACACTTATCTGCCCACACTGCGTATGGGCTTGACCATGGATTAAGTCCCACGATCGCCGCTGCATCAGATCCTCCTATGGATTTGCGCCTGTGCCAAAGCCAATCGTCATGTGACATTCCGACTGTTGAAAGCTTTTTAAGGTGCTTATACATCAGGACCTCCCGGCAGCTCTGCCCAATGGGTTACGCAGTAGAAGATTTCCTCGCCCTCGTGCTCCGCATACCATACGCACTCGTCGGCATCGTAATTTAGAACGGTGGGCTTGTCCGCGTACATGATTTTTACTATGTATTCGTCAGATACCACGGGTAGCTCGTACTTGACATCGCACCACTCGATAACAGCCGCCGCAGGCATCTTTTCAATGATCTTGTGCAGCTCTGCGTTAAATTCTGTTATCTCAACAAAGTCCTTGTCTTTCTCGATAAGGTTTATAAGAAACTTCTTTACCGCCTTTGAGAGCTTGTCCGAATTTATGTATTTCTTTTCGTTGATCATAAACCCTAAATCCCCTCTCCCTCTACGTCTATGGTTACACCCTTGCTTCTGATCGCCTCGATAAACTCCTTAAAAAGCCCCACGGGAGTCTCCTGTTTGTAGAAGGTTTTGAACTCCTCGTATAAATCGTTTTCCAGCTTATCGCAAGCGTCCTGAGTAGCTGCCAGACACGCAAAGTGCGCAGCGATTGTTCCCTCTCCGGTGCTCAAGGTACTTGCTACCACGTCCTCGCCGTCAATGCCGGCAACCGCACCGCAAACGCAGTCGCATTCCTTTTTGAAGACGGTATTGTCTGTCGCAATTTCTTTTATAATAAGCTCGTATTTCATCGTTAAGCCACCTTTCTGACAATCAGTAACAGTTCGTCGTCATCATACTCGTGCACGCAAGCATACCCACGCGCCTTGATGGCAGCTCTCGCGGCTAAAATAAACTCGCGCTCGTTCGCCATGCCGGAGAAGAAGCTGAGGATTATCTGCTTGAGCCCCGCGGCCTGCATATCGTCGATATCCTCGTTAATGCGCTTAATTTCGCGTTCGATATCAATTTTGTTTTCCATTTTTTTAAATTTCCTTTCAAATGTACTTGATTTTTTACTGTGAAAGGTGTATAATAAACATACATCAGATGTGTTTATTACACACCTTTCTGCCGGACGGATCTTGCGCCAACAAGATTCGTCCTTTTCTTATGCCGGAATCTTGAAGCGATCCAGCACACATGAGCGACACAGCTTGTCCGCGCCCACCTCGTAGAGCTCGTCGGGATCGATCTCCTCGCCGCAATCCGCGCATACGTAGATCTCCTCCTCTCTGCCCTGACACTCCATACACCCGGTGCATTCGCCACCGTGAATACAGGCTGAAAAACTCATTTGCTTCACTCCCTCCCTATCTCGAATATAGACTTCTCTATTTTCTCTCTACGCGCGTTAGTGGTAAATAGGGCCTTGTGTGGATATAACGTAATCTTGTTTCCCTTCCTGTAACCCTTGTAGAGATACGTGGGCGTCCCGTTAGTGTACTCTGTGATGAAATAACACCGAAATCTCTCGTCATACTCCCCACGTTTGTACGTTACGTTGTCTAACACTCCCGCGCTCACCCCTTCCGATAGAAGTCTTCGTACTTCTTAATGATCTGATCAGAGCACCAGAGCATGCGTTGCATTCTGCGGCCGATAGTCCTCTTGCCGGCAAGCACTGCCGACAGGGCTGCGTAATTGATCTGTACTCCCCAATCACGATCCAGTCGGTGAATAAGCCACTCCTGTGAAAGCTTGTTGCGTGCAAGCGCTTTTTTTATGCGCCGAGCATCATCAATCGTCATTGTTTCATAGTCATACTGCATTTTTTAAAGACTCCTCCTTTAGCTGTTCCTCGGACTTCGGAGTCATCGTAACAACGATGTCCGTACCGTACTGTTTGGATAATAGGTAGGATAGCGTATCCGCTATCAAATTAAAATCGGGTTTGTTTTTCATAATAACTTTCATATGTATTATCTCCTTTCTTTTGGTATTTCAAGTGTATGAAGGAACCCGATCAAAAAATCCTTCATACACCGCGATTCCGCGAATTTACTGTGCTAAAATCCCATGATTTTGTACTTGACAAAAGTCCTGATTTATGATACAATAGACCACATTTAAAATTTTTTGTTAAAAATTATTGACTTTTTTCCACACTTGGCATATAATTTAGATGAATAAAGATAATAAAATATGGGGGAAGTATGGAACAGATTAAAAGTTTGGATCTCCGTGCCGTAGAGCAAAGAATCATCAAAAACGTAACTACCAGCGAAGCCCTACGCGATGTTTCACCCTTCACGTTTAAAAATGACCTTCCCCAAATTACTGTAAAAAGGAGGTAATAACACTATGCTAAACGTTAAAAATGTAGCGCACTATGTTTTGACGCAAGTCGGTACCATAACCACTGTTAAATTGCAGAAGCTTGTTTATTACTCTCAGGCATGGTCTTTAGCTTGGGATGGAGTTCCCCTTTTCAATGAAGATTTTCAAGCGTGGGCCAATGGCCCGGTATGTTTCGAGCTGTTTAACGCTCACAGAGGACTGTTTCTGATATCTTCAGACGATCTCGCGGCATATAGTGACTATAAGCTCAGCGATTGCGAGCAAGAAACTATCGATATAGTGATTGAAACCTACAACAAATATTCTTCTCAGCAATTGAGCGATATGACGCATCAGGAAAGACCCTGGAAAGAAGCTCGCGAAGGCTTCGCCCCCGGTGAGAGATGTCACAACATAATTTCCAAAGAAACTATGCAGGATTATTATGGCGGCTTGTAATAAAAACAAACAAATACCAAAAACAGAGTATAGGTCGCAAAAACAGGCTAAGACTACAGACGCTAAATCAACAAAAACACCCAAATTGGAGACCGCAGGCGAAAGCTATTATGAAAGGCATCCCGTTTGGGCGTTTTCAAAAAGTGATTTCAGCCACGTTAAATGGGGGTTGGATGCCAATAACGATCAAATACTCCGAATAATTCAAAAGCTGAAAGCTTTTGAGGGGATGACCTGGCATCAGATTCTCAGTGATACCGCCGGCAGAAGAAGAGCTCCGAAGAATAGCGAAAAAAGTGTTACGCAAATAGTGTCTGAAGCTCAAGATCGTTTTCGAGAGCTTAACCTATTCTACGAGCATGACTCTATTTATTCATTCACGATCGACGGAGAGACCCGCCTGTGGGGAGTCCGTACCGGAAACATTTTTTACGTTGTTTGGATAGACCCCAACCACGAAATATATCCCGTCAGTAAATCTCATACATAAATCCTGTCCGTTCGGATGGGATTTTTGCGTCCCTTATACAAACAAGCATCCCTTCCGGCCATATTTAGTGGTCCTCGTGTGCAAAAAAAATATCGATCGAGACATCGTAATATTTAGCAAGCTTGACCTTAATGTCATCCTTCGGAACTCTCTGTCCGTTCTCGTACATTCCGAGAGCCGAGGTCGATATCCCGATCTCTGACGCAACCGCTTCAAGCGTTCTCTTTCCACGCAGTTCTCTGAGCTTCGCTCCTATTGCATTCTTGTTCACCAGATCTCCCCCTTTCTTGACAAAATAAATGTAATGTGATAGTATTCAGGTAACTATAATCTAATGAGTTACCTATGCTTGAACTTGATCTTGAATTTTGCCTCCTTGACTTCCCCCTCCTCGCTGTGCTAAAATTAACAAAACACAGAAAGGAGGAACATTATGGCTACTTGGGTTGATGCACTATTTGTCTGTCCAAAAGATCCTTCCAGAATGCAACGCGTAAGAATCAATTATAGCTACCTCGAAGACGGTAAACCAATCGGACTCGCAGTCCCGTGTTCAAATTACCGCAGAGATAACGATATTTGCCTGAAATGTCACGCCTTCCAATGCACATACATTTCATATCACGGCATTCCGGAAAAGGATCAGATCATTACTCCCGATCTTTCAAGATACAAATAGCACTCTTCAACGCCTCTCTGAATTTGCTTTGCCAGTTCTCGATGTAATCCGTCGGGAGCTGGTCTTTTTTTACAACCCACTGTACTGTGGGAAACGTCTCAATGAAATTTGCATCCGTAAGCATCTGCTCAAGACACATTATCACTTCCTCGCGCTCCATCCTTCCCTCCTATAAATTAATTCTTGACTTCCCCTCTCATTTCGTGTATAATTTTTGTATTAACACCAAAGGAGAGAGTTATGGACAACTTTTTAATTTACTGTAAATTAGACACCCTAAAATGTACCGCCGAGGATATTGATGCAAGGCTTGAGACGAACGCTCAAGGATATATGCACGTCAACGATTCTCTCTGGCTCGTTAAGCTTGAGAGTGGCTATATTGGAACGTATCTTCGTAAGGAAGATTACCTTATGGACGTCGTTCTTGGCGAATTCGTCCGCCCCGACAGCTTCATCATTATCGCGCCTCTGAATCAGGCTTACTGGGAACTCCCTCCGGATGTTCATTCCTTCCTGCAACATGATTCAGATAGTTATAACCGTTGATACAAAGATCACAAAGCACCTTGATCGCTTGAGCTTCTTCTATGCTCAGGCGGTCATTTTTTTTGCCCGCTGTGATCAAGTGTATTGCCTCGGCAACGTTTGCACTGATTACCTCAAATATACCACTTGATACTTCAATTTGTCTGTTTGGTCTTGCCATGCTCAGCCCTCCTTGTTATTAGTCCACGTTTTGTGTTCGCTACCATTATACACAAAGCGTGAGCGATTGTCAACGGTTTTTTTGAAATTGATTACTTTTTGTGTACTATGCACAATTTTATCACGTTATGTGTTGACAAGTTACACAAACCGTGGTACAATGTATCAAGAAAGCGAGGTAATCAACATGAAATTTTGCGACGTTTTAAAAAAACTCAGAAATAGTTATAACTTGTCACAGGGACAACTTGCTGATAAATTAAATATTTCAAAAAGTACTATAAGTATGTATGAGCTCGGCAATAGATCGCCTGATATGGAAATGCTCCGACAGATCGCGGATTTCTTTAACGTAGATATAAACTACCTCTTCGGCATAATCACCAAACCCGACCTCACCCTCACCCCCCACGAAACGAAAGTAATGACCGCCTACCGCGACCAGCCCGAGATGCAGCCGGCAGTCGATAGGATCCTCGGAATCACCGAGGACGGTTACGTTACCGTTTATGCAGCCGCAAATTCCGCCTCTAACCATAAGCACACGATCACTCGGATCCCTCAAGAAAAATGGGCTGAGATCGAGAACGAGCCCAACACCGACGAAGATCTCATGTAATCTTAATTCATGTACTATAAAATATACAGCGACATTCGAGATGCCGCCTGGCAATGCTTGATCGATAACGATATCGATCGCCTGCCCGTTGACGTGCTCAAGATCGCACGGCAAAGTAATATCGACGTCAAGAAAAACAGTCGCATAAACGTCCTCCTGCCCGACGAATACGCAAAAGCGTTCTACAACGGCGACAAGTGGATAATCGTGTATAACGATCTCAACGACGTTGTAATTTCACGATTCGCCATAGCCCACGAGCTTGGCCACATACTCCTCGGTCATGTTGCGACCTACGCAAAATACGCAACTATTGAAGATATAGGAATAAAACCCAAAGCCGAAAAGCAGGCGGATATGTTCGCTCTGCGCCTGCTCTGCCCCGCATGCGTCCTGATGGAGCTCGATCTCCACACCCCCGAAGAAATATCCGCGTTCTGCCGCGTGCCGCCACATTGGGCGCAGGCACGGAGCGACAGAATGAAAGACCTGTATAAGAAAAATAAGTTTTTCTCAAATAACCTTGAAATCGAAATTCATAAGAATTTTAATATATATCTTTCCACAGTAAAACAAAAAAACGAGCTGAATTACAGCTCGTGAAAAAAATAAACTAAATATATTGACAAATCCAAAAAAGCGGTGTATAATAATAACGCAGGAGAGCCGATACGGTCATCTCCCTCAGAACGATTATAGAAATAACCGCCTTATGTGAGAGTTAGGCGGTTATTTCTTTTTATTATGATAAATATTATGGACATATTGAAGGAGAGCGACTATGAAAGTCGCGATAAGCACAAGCTGCTCCAAGGTAATGTACACGCTATCACCTCCCTCCAAATCGAAGGGAGAATAAAAGAAATATGCTCCCTTCTCAATCAGGGAGATAACCGCACCATATGGCACTCCTACGGGCTTTCGCCACGAGTATTGTAGCACAAGGATCGAATTTTGTCAATATGAATTTTCAGAAAGGAAACGCTATGGCATACATCACTAAAAGAATAGATAATAGCCTTAAAAGAGCCGCACTGTACGCCAGGGTTTCCACCGAGGAACAGGCGATGCACGGAGTGTCGCTCGACGCCCAGAAGGAGCGACTTTTGCAGTACGCAAAGGATAACGACCTCACCGTAGTAGATCTCTACGTTGACGAAGGTATATCCGCGAGAAAGCGTTATACCCGCCGCCCGCAGTTCCTCCGTATGCTTGAGGACGTCAAGCAGAATAAAATCGACGTCGTACTGTTTATAAAGCTCGACCGTTGGTTCAGAAACATAGCCGACTATTACGAGGTTCAGGCAATACTCGATAAATACCGCGTGCAATGGATCGCGACCGAGGAGGACTACGATACCACGACCGCGAACGGCAGACTTGCGCTGAATATCAAGCTTGCGATCGCGCAGGACGAGTCCGACCGCACAAGCGAAAGAATAAAATTCGTATTCAATAACATGGTAAAGGAAGGACGTGTTATATCAGGAAGCACACCTATCGGATATAAAATAGTCGATAAGAGAGCTGTCATCGACGAGAACGCCGAGGAGCTCGTTAAAACCATGTTCCATAAATATATAGACTGCAGATCTGTCAAAGAGACATCCAGACACCTTAACTCTCTGTACGGCACATCAATCGATGTCAAAACGATGAAGCACATGCTAACAAACACCTGGTACATCGGTGAGGCGTACGGAATAAAGGATTGGTGCCCGGCAATTATAGACGAGCCGACGTTCCGCCTGGCGGGGCAAATAGTCGAAACGCGCGCCGCAAGATATAACGGAGCCCGATCCGACCGTATATACCTCTTTACAGGGCTCATACATTGCCCGTGCTGCGACAGGAGAATGACAACCTACTCCTGCTCCAACAAAGACGCAAACGGCAACGTAAAGCAAGAATTTATCTATTACAGATGCCCCGCGCACACAATGAAGACCTGCGATATGGGAAAGCAGTATAATCAGAAGAAGCTTGAGGAGCAGCTGATCGAGTGTGTCTGCTCCGAGGCGGAGAAATTCAATTTCAATCTTGCGCAACAAAAGAAGGCGCTGCCGAAGAAAAAGATCGACACCGCCAAGGTTATGAAGAGGATCGAGAAGCTCAAGGATCTGTACCTGAGCGACCTGATACCGAAAGAGATCTACGAGCGCGATTATTTGGAGCTGACCGCCATTTTGAGAGAAGCGGAAGCGAAGGAAGAGCAGGTCCGCACCCTGACGCCCATTGACGTCACCGCGCTGAAGGACTTTACGAAGTCGTACGAAAAGCTGGCGCCGGAATCCCGGAAAGCGCTCTGGTCCAGAATTCTCAAAAAAATCACCGTCACCCCCTCAGGTGACTTAGAATTAACCTTTAATCAGTTATAATGGGTGTTTCCCTCGGGAACCGCGACGACTATGACCGTCAGTGCGAGCGTAAGCGCGCGAAAAAGATGCGAAAAGAGGTATGAAAAGGACGTCAATTTATATTTGATTATTGCTGTGTCGAACGCGCTGTCTATCACGAAAACGTTAAAAAGATAGACAAGCGCCACTATCGCGGCAAGTATATACCCCAATACGCTTATCTGACGCGCGAGCTTTTCAAGTCTTATCTTAAGCGGACTTGAGCGAGTATCCGCCTGTATCTCGCGCGAGATTCCGCCCAGCATCGTGCCGTTTCCGACCCTTGTGACACGCACAACTCCGCTACCCGATACTACCGTGCATCCGCGCAGACAATAATATGGGGAAAACGGTGTAAAATCATCTCTGTCCGAAGCGTTGCGGGGACGCTTCTTTATTTCTTTGCTCTCGCCTGTCATAGAAGACTGATCGGTCTTTATCTCTCCCGAAATAAGCACTCCGTCGGCAACGATCTGCTCCCCCGCGCCTACCGTCAGAAGATCCCCAACGACCACGTCCCCGATATCGATCTCTGCGACCTCTCCGTTCCTTATCACGCGACAGAGTGTCTGTCCGCTTTCCCGACATAACCGTTCAAACGCATTCTGCGAACCATGCTCGGACAGCGTTGAGATAAAGGTCGCCAGCAATATCGACACCGCTATACCTGCCGTTTCTACCCAATTCGCCCGTTTGAACATGAATATGATATTGATTATCAACGCTCCTATAAGTATCTTTACTACGGGATCGCCAAGATTTTCAAGGAATTTTCGCATAAATCCCTTTCTTTTGGCAGGCGAGATCACGTTTCTGCCGTTTTTTCGTCGGGAGCTTTCCACCTCCTCGGGTGAAAGTCCGACAAGCTGCTCCGACTTGTTTATCAGCGTTGCTTCATATACCTTATTTATTTCCATCACTCCCTTTATGTTTGTCCTAAAGTAAATATATGAGTGCTGTGATGAAAAATAAAACCCCGTAGCATCTTTTTTAAAAATTTGTCAGGCAAAAAAAGAGAGAACAAAACGGATATTCCGCAATGTTCTCTTTTTTTATGTTGATTGAATAAAATAATCACGAAAGCGAAAATTCCGATCAGCGCCTGATGTAAGATCAATATCTTTCGTTAAGCGCATTATATTCTCTGCGCTTTGATATACACTTATACGCAGGACGTATGATCTTATTCGCCGTGCAGTATTCCTCCATTCTGTGAGCGCACCAGCCCGCCACTCTCGCTACCGCGAATAGTGGAGTGTACATCTCGACAGGTATATCAAGCATGCGATATACAAGTCCCGAATACATATCCACGTTGGCGCACATGTCCTTGC